TCACTCAAATCACTAGTCAGAGCTACACCGGTCAACTGTGTACCATCACCATAATAAAATCCGCTGACTGTTAAATTATTACCCAAAAATACATTACCCGCACCCACGAATGATGTTTCTATGTTGTTAAATTGAACCACATTTGTCGTAGTATTTCCATTATTGACAACCTGCTCCAGTGTACCTATACCAGCACTAAAACCAGTTTCTAATACAGAAATCCTACTAGAATTGTCATTCAAATCACTAGTCAGAGCTACACCGGTCAACTGTGTACCATCACCATAATAAAATCCGCTGACTGTTAAATTATTACCCAGAAATACATTACCCACACCCACGAATGATGTTTCTATGTTGTTAAATTGAACCACATTTGTCGTAGTATTTCCATTATTGACAACCTGTTCCAGTGTACCTATACCAGAACTAAAACCAGCTTCTAATACAGAAATCCTACTAGAATTGTCATTCAAATCACTACTCAGAGCTACACCGGTCAAACCTGTACCGTCCCCTAAAAAATTAGTGGCCGTCACATTTCCTCCAATGACTATATTTGAGCTGCTTATTAAACCTGTAGTGAAGTTGGTGAATTGGACAGTTTGGGTTGTTGTGTTACCTATATTTGTAACCGTCTGTAAATTTTGATTTAATTGCGATGTCAATTTTTTTATATTCCTCGGTATTTGACACGACATTTATAATTTAATTATAAAATTACATGAGACACTTACCACGTGGAAACACATCTTCATCTTCATTCAAATTATTCATGATTTTAAATCCCGATTTTTTATAAATCGAAAGCCTTTTATAAAACATAGCGTTAAAAGCTGACCATTTATCATTGAAATCATAAATTCTAGGATTGTTTCTTTTTCCTTTGGTTTCTCTCATTATACGACCTATTGATTGTATGATATCTGATTTAGGTGACGCGAGTATGACAGTGTCCAATTCTGGTATATCCAACCCCTCGTGGGCCTGACTAAATGTCGCGAAGATTATCTTCTTTTTACTAGATTCATTAAGTTCAGTTTCCTTCATACCACCCATGTATATACCAGAATTTGAAAACTTACCGTGTAAATGTTCACAGTGACTTCTTCTATCTGTAAGGATCAATACCCTCCTGGTACCTTTCGACGCGTCTTTTATCGTATTAATTAAAAGACAGTTTCTTTCATGTATCTCAGTTATCTCCGTAATCATTGTCGCCAGGGATAATTTTCCAAATTTAGTGCACGGTGGTGGATCTTTAAATCTATCACATTCGAATGGTATCGTGAACACTTCGACGTCATCTTGATTTTCTCTCTGAATTGAAAAACATATCGATCCCATGAACCATTCCATCACTTTCGTCAAACCATCCTTTCTGATTGGTGTAGCTGATAATCCAAAAATGTGTCTGGGACACATCTTGAATAATGATTGTGAAAATACCTTGGCGCATATGTGATGGGCTTCATCAACTATGACGGTTCCGATAGAGTCAAAATCTTCAAATGAATGTTCTTTCATAGAGAGAGTTTGCAACATCGCTATTACAAAATCATTATTCATTTCTTTCTTATTTTGTTGTACAATTCCAATTGTTGCCCCTGGACAAAATTGATTGATCCTTTCCCTCCATTGATTAGCTAAAAACTCCTTGTGAACTATGATCATCGTCTTGTATCCCAATTTAGAAGATATAGCTAATGAAACTGTCGTTTTACCGTATCCACATGGTAATGATATTATACCGTGACCAACTTCTAATGCGCATTTTAATGCTTCATTTTGTGAGGTTTCGTCCCTTAGTTTACCCACGAAATTTATATTCCTTTTTTCTGGTTCAGGTCTGTTATCTATTTTAGGTTTACCAAATTTATTTTCCGCGTAATATCTTGGTACACATATACCCTTTTTAGCATTTTTAAATACTTTGAATGGTGGTGGTGGAAATCCGAAATCGTCATTGACTATAGCTCTGACTGTGAGTTCCTTTTTTGTTTCAGAATCGCCGTCTATTATATATCCAGTCCTGGATAACATATTAATTATGTCTATGTATGTCCGATATACTTTAATTCTTTTAATTTCCAAGTATAACCACTGTGACATCCCACATTCCATACACCTGTAAAATCAATCTGAACTTTTACTCTGTCACCAACTTTAAGAGACTGGATTGGTTTTTCTTCAACTTTACACATAACTCTGTTATACCTGTAAGGTACCTTGACTGTCAATACATCACCATTCAATGGATCCAATATAATATCATTTAAAATTTTCCTTGATGAATTTTTTTGAATAATCTCTATGCTTCTTCTAGAATTTTCTTTTAATTTTAATTTAAAAAATTTTTTATTATTGAAATCAAAAAGTTCTTCTTCTATTTCACATTCACAAATCATTACTTATATTTACATTTATAATTTTAATATGGAATACATAATATCTCTCGCCCACATTCTCCATTTACCTATAATCGTGAGTTTATCATTTTCATAAAAAGGAACTATAAGCGATATGCGAACACCATTTTTAATTTGACTAGATATGGCGTGTTTCACATCGCTTCCATTATATAACACACCTTCACCATTTTTAGATGTAATTACACGTGTTATGTTATTTTTATTTTTAACCAAAAAATGTGACTCATTTTCATCGGATACATATATATTACACACGTAAGTCTTTCTTTTACCTGTTGTGAAATTATTATCGAAATGCCAGTCCAGATAATGTCCTTCTTTATTATAAAGTCTTAAAAACCAACAATATTTTTCATTATCACAATTAGCCATATTCATGTTGTCGACTTTTATACTTCTTACATATCTCTCTATTATTTCATAAACTTCTGGTAAATGTTTTTTAATGTCATTTCTTACTATTTTATATCCTTCAACTGAATTAAAATTACTTTTACCATCCAAAAATTTTCCCTGTTCTTGTATAACGTTGATAATTTCATCTATATAAGGTGTTAAATGTTGGTTTAAATTTTTACAGTCAATGGTATCTACATAGTCATCTTTGGGTCGTCTAAGATGAAGTGAAAGACTAAGTGAAAATGGAAATAATAAAAAACATAATATTATCATTAAGTATGTTATCATTTATATGTAACATATAATTTTATTAATATTAAAACTAATGTAAAATATAACACATGTGATAATAATATTGGGTATGTAGGACCTCTCGTGTTGAAAAGTTTCGAGCACAGGGATTTAGAAACTTCTACAGAAGCTTCTATACTTGAATATGGCGTATACCTCTCAGACATCATACCACACATCGCGACCTTTTTACATTTTCCAAAAAATGGCAACTGACCATTCATATTTAAAACACCCGATGATTGTTCGAACGACCATTTTTCACCGTCCCATTTAGACCCCCACCCTATCCTGATATTATCAGGTTTCGGAATACCAAATCTTACGAGCTGTTCGATAGTTTTTGATTTTAACGCATCAGGGTCTGTCGTGACTATCTCGTCGGTTATGTTTGTTATACCACACGATATGGTTTTTCTATCGTTGAGAAGTACCGGTTGAAGCTTCCATTCACTATACATGGCGACTATCGTGTCGGATTCAATTTCACCGATGGGTTCTTCATAATCCAATAATAAGTTTAAACAACCATACGTACTAGGTGATATGTATTTCTTGGCATCTCTACCCCAATTATCTTTTATAAGATCGAGAGCTTTACTGTTATCGATACACATTATCAACATGCCATCATTTATTACGGTTCCATCAGAAAATTCAGCTTCGTAATCGTCGTCTTTATACTTTACATTAACCAAATCTCTATTGAAATGAAAAGTGGCTCCGGCATCCATTACAGCTTTGAACATTAAGTCATTCATGACCCTACCCGATACTTTTTGGGTGTACTTTTTCGAAAACGCTACATGATCAAAACTTTTAATGAATTCGTAAGCAGACATGACATCCCATCCGACACCATCTATAATAAATGGTATCGTGCTCATGTAAAGTTCTCCATCATCTGATAAATTATCTAAAGAATCTTTTAGTGAAATATTTTTATATTTTTCTGGATTATATAAAACTTTAAAAAATAATTTTATTAAAATAAATATATCTTTCAATTTTAATTTTTCAAATAAATATTTAAATTTATTATCATCAACAGGAATAAATATTTCATTCCAATCTATTTTCATTTCTTTGAAAAGTTGAGATGTACCAACAAATGCATTATCAAAAACTATCCTATGAGCGTGAAGATCCCTTTTATCTGAATCGGGTTCCCACCACGAACCACCTGAAGACGATTTTCTGTCGTGAATGACGACTTCGTGATCCGTAAATTTCAAAATTTCCCACGCAAGAGACAGACCAGTGGGTCCTGATCCGACTATGTGTATCTTCATTTATTTAACATTGGAAAATATAATCGTTCAATTACCAACAAATTTAAGGATTACATTTATTTATAATATAAATGATAGCCCTCGTAACTGTACATGACGAAAAATATGAACCCCTGGCTGAATGGACTTTACATAAAAATAAAAAACAATATTGTGAGAAACATGGTTATCAATTACATTACACGAGTGATGGTGGAGCTTCTATAGCCGGGAAACAAATGATGGCGGGACCACCACCAATTCCTGATACACACATTCCCATTGGTTGGGGTAAAATCTTTTTTATTAAGAACATTATGGAGAAACACCCCGAAGTTGAATGGATTTTCAACACGGACACCGACGTTATGATTACAAATATGAATATCAAACTTGAAGATATTATTAAAGAACACACGGGTCCGGATATTCATATATTAATTCCCTCTGATTGTAATGGTATAAACTGTGGTAATATGATTATTAGAAATAATGCAATTGGTAAGGCTTTTATAAATACGATCATTGCCGGTATGCCATTGTACAGACATTGGTACATGTTCGAGAATCAACTCATTCAAGATATGTTTGTGGGAAGTCATCTACGTGAAAGTGGTCTTACACCTGGTGGGTCTTTTTGGGCGAGTGTGTGTAAAGTTCTTACGCAACGTGTTATGAATTCTTATGATTACTCCAATTTACCTCGTCTCAAAAATAGACCTGAATATAAAGATATTTTCGGGAACGATGGACAATGGAAAGAAGGTGATTTTTTAATTCAATGGCCCGCAACGGACCTTGGGTATAGAATTAGAGTGGCTAAAGAGATGTATACAAACCTAAGTTAAAATAAATTTTTATTAAATAAATAGTGTGTGATGTTGTCTTGTTTTAAAAAAAGTTATTCATATTATGACGGTACTAATTCATACATCACATACATATTGAATAGTAAACCGATAGTCACTGGAAGGACTTCTAAAATTTACAATCCACCAAACTCAGATAACATAATCAAATATGTACCAAATAAAAACACGTATCTTCATGAAAAGGAAATCATAGACAGGGTTTGCGGTGTTTGCAAGTATATTTTAAACCATGTAACATTTGATGATAATTCACAAATTATAATGATGCCTAAATATGATACGGATGTTTTAGAATATTTGAAAATTAAAGGAACTATTAACACTAATGATGCTGTTAATATGTGTTTAAATATAAGCACTGGATTATTTTATATTCATATGAAAAAATATGTTTATGGAGATTTAAAACCCGAGAATGTATGTTTAAAAAATGGAAATATAAATGAACCGATTATTATAGATTTAGGTTCTTGTCATCAGACCAATCCAACTACAACATTAGAAACGGCGTCTCCAGAAGCTTTAAGGGGTGAACAACTCACATACACTCATGATTTATGGACTTTGGGAATATTTTTCATGGAAATAACGACTTTATGCTTCACAGTTCCAAATAAAGTGATGAAACATGAAGTTGGGTGGGTACGTGGTCCGAATGATCAATTAAGTTTTCTTAATAAACATCCACTTTTTTTGAACTGTACCAAGTTTATAAGAAATGAAAGATGTTTAAAGATTTCATGAATATAAAAAACGCATACAATAGTATACAATGAGGACTTTACCTCAACGTGTTCCGTTATTAATAAAACATAAACATCGTCAAAAAAGAAATACATGGAAATTTGCTATTGAATTTTTGATAAGAAAAAACACTACAAAAGATCAAGCTTCTTTAGGATCATGGACGAGGGACCAACTCGTGGAGCTTGGACCCACATTTATAAAACTGGGTCAAATAGCATCTACAAGAGTAGATTTATACCCAATAGAATTTACGAAACAGTTGGAAAGTTTACAAGACGATGTACCACCTATAGACCCGATAGATTTAGTGTATGACGGATCAAAGTTTTCTTACTTTGAAGAAAAACCCTTTAAATCTGCTAGTATAGGTCAAGTTCATATGGCAAAACTTCACGACGGTACTGATGTTGTTGTCAAGGTAAAGAGGCCATACATTCATGATATTATAAAAAAAGACACGGACAACGTTCTAGAGATTGTGGGATTTTTGGAAAATATAGGTATAAACACAGGTACATCAAACGGATACGTATTAAATGAAACTATAGAATATCTATTGAAAGAAACTGATTATGATAATGAAATTTACAACGCTGTAAGGTTTAGGAAGGCTATGAAAAAAATTAAATGGATTAAAGTTCCAAAAGTTTACGAAAATATAAGTAATGACGATATGATTGTCATGGAATATGTTCCATCGCATAAGATTACACAAATAAAAAACGACAAGGTGAATAAGAAAAAGGTTTGTGAATCCATAATCCAATCATACCTGATACAAACGATGGATAAGGGATTATTTCACGCTGATCCACACCCAGGTAATATTGGTTTCGTCGATGATGGTAAGATTGTATTTTACGATTTTGGACTTGTCATAGATGTATCTAGAGAATTAAAGGAGGGTTTCAAGAAAATATTCGTAGATTTGATAAATAAAAATACAAGCGGTGTGGTGAAAACACTTGTAGATCTCAAAATAATAATACCCACTTCTAACATAGATGAAATAGAAAGTTTTTTTAAAAATGCCATGAAATACCTTGAAACTTTAAACGTCACGTCGAATGACTTTGATGAAGAAGTTTTGGAAAATTTAGCAAAGACTAAACCGTTCGTCATACCAACATCTATTATTTATCTGGCTAAAACATTCTCAACCATAGAAGGTATATGTATAAAATTGGATGAAGATTTTACGTATTACAAATACTTGGAACCAATGTTAAGGGATGAGTTGGACATCGATTTTAGAGAAACTTTTTCTATGATTTCAGATATGCCATCAAAAATAAGAGATATAGACAAAACAGTCGTCAGACTTGAGAAATCGAAGACTGTCATGAGGAAATCCATAAATGACATAAACAGAATTATTATTCAATCAAATATTATAAATATAATTTTATTACTTCTTATTTTTCATAAAAATCTATAGATGTATTATCCTTTTTTTTATTTTTTAAAAATTTTTTGTGTTCATCTACTACTGTTTTACCTCTAGCAAATTCATCCTTAGCAAAGTCCTTCACCCTATCTACATGTTCATTAACTTGCTTTCTCATCTTTTTACCAAATTTTTTGAATTTCCTGGCAAAAACTGGTACACTTAATGATAAACAATACATTTTATTATATTGATATTTTATTCATGCCAAGTTTTTCCAATTTTTCATTAAGCTCTCTTTTCTCACCGATAGATTCAGGTAAGATTCCATTTTTTATATATTCGATATCACAATAAGTTAGATTTATAGCATTAATCCTGAAATCTAAAAACGCCTTACAAGTTATCGGTACCAAGGGTTTTATCATTTCGAATATAGCGTTGGCGTATTCTCTTATCTCGTACTGAGCGTGTTCATCCATCCTGAGTTGAAGATAATGCAGGAGATTATGAAGATTTATCTTCCAATAGAACTCTGTATATGTTGATTGTGGTAATACACCCCTCGCCTGTTCCCTACAACACCCATCACTGATTAATTTATTGTATAATTCGAATGTTTTTGTTTGATGTTCAGTGACACTGTTTTTATCTATAATCACCACCCCTTCAGAACCCTGTCTGTTAACCTTAGCCTGACCTCTATATACTTCAGGATCATAATAATCGGAATCTACTATTGAATAACGAGCTGAAGTTTCATTAATACTCGATGTGCGATGCCTCATATGTTGCCTGGCTATGTATATAGGCATTTTTATATGAAACTTAAACTCTATCATCTCGAAGGGAGTGGTGTGCCAGTTTCTTAAAAGATATCTTATGAGACCCTCGTCATTTCTAGAAGTTTTTGTACCAGCACCATAAGAAACCCTAGCGGCTTGTACTATGGCTTCATCTAGATTTTCCCTCGGCATGTGATCTACAAGTCTCACGAAACCATTATCCAAAACTTTCGTTGTCATTTTGTAATTTAACGGTTTTTTTCTTTAATAAATATATTATTAATGATATAATGTATAAAATAAATTTCGAAGTTGATAATGGAATGGCGTTCACAATAATAAATGAAAAAATAAAGGGACTTTTAAATGTAAATGATACACAGGTGTTGATGGAACATTTCAAAAATCTTAATGAAAAGTCTAAATATGTAGAAACAGGTAGCTATTTGGGATGTAGCGCTATATTAGCAGCATTAAGCTCAAATAATGTATCGACAATTTATTGTCACGATTTGTGGCTGGAAAACCCGACAGACTTACCTATAGAATCTGGTAAACCACCAGAAGTTGACGACTATTTTTACGTATTTTATAATAATGTATCAGAATTAAATTTAGAAAAAACCATCATACCAATGAGAGGCAATAGTCATTATACTCTCGGTATACACCAGGATAAAAGTATAGATTTAGCATTTATAGACGGAGATCATTCATATGATGGTTGTTATAAAGATTTGGAAAAAATATTTCCAAAGATGAAAGATGATGGTATAATATTATGTCATGATTGTAGAGATGATAGCGATGTGTTAAGAGCAGTTACCGATTTTAGTAATAATAATGGATTTAAACATTTAGATGGTTTCGTTGGATCCTCTATCATGAGGATAAATATGAAACAAGTTCATCGACAGAATTGTAATACCTCTTCAAATCCCTCATAAATCTTTTATCATCTTGCGGATTTTTTGTATTTTTATATATCCACGCAAGGTTTGATTTAGAATATTTAGTGTTCTTTTGATTCTCATTAGGTTTACGAGCTACGAGCTTCTTAGATTTTGGTTTTGTAGTTTCTATTCTATTTATAAAACTCAAAGCTTGCATAACAGTATCGGCTAAATCATCCTTTTTTTTAGATTTTGAAAACATTTCGACGTGTTCATTATTAATTTCATTCTTATTTATGAACTCGTCGCATCTTTCGACCGACGCATTTTTCCTTTTTCTGTATTGTCTTTTACCGGACCCAGAAATGTCAGGTATTTTATGTCTCGCGTCATAAATTATAGTATCTGCTTTGGGATTTTTTATTATGAAATATGCGTTTAAAAAGTTCATTATAGAAACCATTTTTTTATTCTTATCGGGCTGCTTTTCTATGAGCACAGTTTCAGCCTCTAAAACCCACGGTCTTTTATCTAAATGATCTCTGAGAGATACATAAATCCCATTGTCATGTTCCGGTGGTATACCTGATACTTCCCATTCGTGTATACGATTGTTCCTTTCATCAATTCTACATATCGCTAAATTCTTTAAACCAGGATCTATACTTATAATCATATAAGTATCTACTGTTAAATTCTTTAATATATTATCTTCTGTACATCATAGGAGCAGCACTCAAAGCATTCTGTCCACCTGAACTCAAACCTATTACCATTATTAATAAAACAACACAACAACAACAAACGACGCTCGCAATCATTGCATACATATACGGACCGGTAAGTGCGCCTATTATACCCGCTAAACCACCCGCTTCCGACTTGACAGCGGCAGAATAAGCGGCGGCCAATTTATTCAGATTTGTATTTGATTCAATCCTTTTTGATAAATCATCCAGCATAGCAGTTGCGATGGTGGAAGCGACTATATCCTGTGTATAATCTATTCTACCATCTTTGCAAAATCCAATCTTAATGTTACCATCCTGTATATTAACATTTTGACTAGAAACTTTTTGAAAATTTTCTTTCGAAAATGTAGTCTCAACTATATTTTTAAGATCAGTATTAGTAGTCTGTCTCGTCTCTTGATTATCAGCACTAAATTGCATATTACCAGCTTCTGTTACCTTTTCCATAGCCGCATCCATCGATGCGGTTAGATCGTTCTGTACTTGATTTTTCATTTCTGTTAAGTTTTCCACACTCATCTCACCACTACTTATTACTTTTGAATCGATCTTTTGACTCACGTCCAATACACATCCAGCCATTCTATCTACACTTACT